CACTACCAACTTTCCCAATAGGTCTGTACCCAAAGGCCGCGTCAATATTAGCCATGATTTTATCCTCATAGTAATTGTTACAACACACTCACCATGAATGTGCTATGTTTGTAACTTAAGGGGAAAAAAACTAGTTGTCTTTTTTACCGCCACCAAATGTTACGCGAGAACGCCTGCTTTCATTATGTACAGGCATGCTAGGATGTTGGTCTCTAAGTGGATCGTTTGCAACAGCGTCGTCTTTATCTTGCGCAGTTTGTGCAAAATATTTTTTTCGCTGCTCAACAATTTCCTTAGGAATTCTTGCTAGCATCAAACCTCCAACAGCTATAACACCTTCGTATTTACCTGATTCCATTTGTGGCCATTCAGTGTCTGGGTATTCATCAGCTCTGACAAATTCCCATCCTTCACGCATTCTAGCGGATACATTTTTTGAATCCATCTGTCCTATCGTTTCGGCCCTTATCCAACGGTGTTTAAAACCGTTAGGTGCAGGTGGTGCATCTAACTGTGATGGTGGAGCCCATTCTTTCCTTCGTTCGGTTTTAACTCGGGTTTCAGACTCGCGTGACGGTAGTTTATTATTTTTATTTGTATTCATATGCCTACTCCTTCACGTACTTCGCATATTCGCTTAGTGGCACACCTAATTTTTTTGCTATGGCTACCTGTGAGGGTGTGAGTCTTACAGAACCTTTACGCGCCCTTGCTGGTGCTGCACCTCTATTAGCGGATGCAACTGTTTGCGAAGGCGAAACTTGTTGTTCAAATTTATGAGGAAATGTTTCCCTCATTCTTTTGTCTACTTCACTATAGTATGAATCTGACTGTGGGTCAAATCCTTCTTCCATTAGTTTACGATGAATTGAGAAAGATGTCAAGGTCATTGGTTCATCTGAACCAAACCAAGTGTTCTTTTCAGCCCAATCTGTTGCTTTTGGGTCAGGTTCACGTGGAGGAGGCGCTTGTCTAGGCATTTGTTGAGGCATTTGTGGTTGATTTGGGTCAACTCCTCTTGCCTGCATCTCTTGCTGCAACCTTTCTCTTTGTGCTTTGTGTGACGCTGCACGTTCTTCTTCTATAGATAATCTACTAAGTTTGGCTTGTGCTTCTACTTGTTTATCTACATCTCCTAAATCCATAGCTTGTTTAAGCTCGTTTTTAGTTTCAGTTATTTGTGCTGCTACACGATCTCCAAATTCTGCAACGTAACCAGAATCTAATTGATTAGCACGTTGTGCTTGTGTCTGTGCTTCTTTTTGTACACCTTGTGCATATTGCACAGCTGCCTGTTCACGTCTTTCAGCTTCTCTTAATCTTTTTGTTAATTTGTCGATTCTTGATTGAACCTTATTGCCGTAGTCATCCATTTCTTCTGAGGATGCAGTCTTGACTTCTGTCTCAACAGCTGGGGTATCCTCATCAGGATTTATAGTCTTTTTAGTGTCTGAGATTTCTACTTCAACAGGTGAACCAGAATCAGGTAAGTCTACCATATTTTCTTCTACTTCAGCTTGTGTCTGTATTTTAGTTTCTGCAGGCATAATTTACTCCTGTTTATTTATATTGCAAGATATCCTCTGGGTCTTTTACCACAGCAATTATCTCGTCCTCGTTAAGTATTCTCACTTCACCACCCTCTATACCAAAACGTGATCCGGCATAACGACCAAATATAATCCAGTCATTTTTTTTACACCAAGGTCCGTTTGGATATCTCGTTTCATCTTTATAAGCATCAGGTCCAATTTTTAAAACTAAACCTGTTACTGTCGTGTAACCTCTCTCTTCAATTGTTTCATCTGCCAATATTACACCACCTTTAGTTTTGCCTTGTCCTTTGTACGGAAGAACTAATATTCTCCATCCAGTTGGATCTGGTAAACGTTCTAATACTTTATCTGTAGGTAAATGTTTTATATCTTTTGTAGCGTCTTCTTGTATTTTTTTAAGAAACCTGTTTTCTTTTTCTTCAGCTTTCTTATTATTTTCATCAGCTTCTACGGCTAAATCTTTTTCTTCTAAAGCAAATCGTCTTTTAGGCAATTCTTTTTCAGTCATTTTTTTCCTCATCTTTCTGCAGGTCTTGTACTTCCTGTTCTATTATGGTGTAAGCTTTGTGTTCACCAACAGCTTTCATGTATTCATCAAAGCTCGGTAAACCCGTTGCTATCACTTCTTTTAGTTCTTCTTTGCGCGATCTAATCTTTTTCAAGACGAGATAAATCGCGGTTTCATCTCTCATTAAAAAAATCTATATATTAACAATCCCACTTACGCAAGGCTTTATTTATCCTAGAGTTAGGATCTCTCTTTGTTTTTGCCCCTGTTAATTTTTTCTTCATGCCACCCATACGTGCACAAAAAGATTTACGTCTACCACTTGTTTTAGATTTAGTAGGCGCTTTTAATGTGCCACCTTTATAGCTAGCACGTCCTTTGGCATTTAATCCACCTGACTTGCTTTTTCCAGCTTTACGTTGCCATGCTGCTGTCTTAGGCATACTTAGTTTTTTTACGTTTGTTTTCTAGAACCATACCACAACCTTTTGCAATGCCTTTTGGATTTTTATCTGACTTGGCTTTTCTTTGTTGTGATATTGATTTTTTCTTAGCCACGTTTTTTAGCTGGTTTTTTTGCTGTTTTAGCAGATTGCTTTAATGCTTTATCTGTAACAGTGCCTTTACCAGGTTTGCTCGTACCTCTTTTTTTAGCGCGGTTCATGTAATAGTACAAACCTTTTTTAACAGTACGGCCGTCTTTAGTTACGTGTGTATCTTTTGTAGAACCACCTTTTTTATAGCCCATAGCCATAGGTTCTTTTTTCATCATGCCGCCACCCATCATTTTTTTCTTGCCTTTTTTTGCGCCAGCAATTCTATCTGCTTGAGTTGGTTTAGGGTTATTGTCAATACCGGCTTTTACAGAAAGCATTCCAAAGCTAGATTTCTTTCCGTTTTTCTTTTTCATTGTTTTTTTCATCATTTTTTTACTAAGCTTCCTCCGAAATATAGTCCAATAATTGACGCCATTAAGTGCGTATCCATTGGTGTTATTACAACACCTGCGTACTGTCTGTCCACAAGCATTTCTTTCTGTTCAATTAAAAACAGAAAACCTCTACTAAACTCTGTCCATGTCAAAAATACTGCCGTGTCAAAAAACACTGGTACTATCTTCGGCCACACTATTATAAAAAAAACTGCAGTAAGTGCAATAATTCTTCTCGTAAATTGAAAACCTTTGTTTTCGTATGTACGGGCATCATTTATGTGTTTCATTTGGTTATTAGCTCTTGCTAATAACATCTTTTGTTCATCTTGTTTTGCTTTGATACTCTGTCCCCAGATAGTCATAAAACCACCTAGTACACTAGATCCAAGCATTGTAATCATTTCTACTGGTAATCCAAACATATTAATCCTCTACTAAACTAACTATACCACCTTTGGCAAATGGTTTTCCACCTGACAAAAATGCTTGGTTGACTTGTTCTTGTAAATTTCCTGGTCCTACTTGTCCTCTTTGCTTAGGTTGTCCTTGCATGCCGGCATCATAGTAATAGCCACCGCCGCCGCCACCTCCTCCGCCGCTACCGCCACCGCCGGAACCGTAACCTCCATAGCCACCTCCACCGCCGTAGCCTCCTCCACCGCCACCATATCCAGCTGTTGGATTTTGGCGAAAAATGTCTTCTACATATTGATGACCTGAAGCTACTAACTCAGCAGCTGTTTTATCCCCCATATAATTTGGAGAACCCATAACTGTTGTTCCAGGTGGGCCATCAAAATCATACATAGAAACTTCAGGATAAAAATTAGCCATTGCAGCATCAATTGAATCTTGCGTTCCATAATCATATCTATTGTAATACTGCCCCATCATTTTAAGAAGAGCATCTTGAACTGTTTTGCTAGAAGCTGTAGTTCCAGTAGAAGCACCGAACACGCTGCCAAAACCTGTAGCCATTGGTTGACTCATATCGTATTTGCCAAACTTCATGGCATCTATATCTAGTTTATCTGAAGGTAATCCATATTTATTATACGTTGGATTTATTCCCGAATAATAATCTTGCATGTAGCCTGGTATTTGACCACTGTCAGCTAAATCCAGTTTTTCATAATAAGACATCGGACGACCGTCCGCATGAAATTGAGGTGCTTTTGCATCTGATTCTGCTAAACGATATTTTAACTGTTGAGCTTGAACAGTGTTTGCTTTTCCTTGATTTTGTAATCTTGCTAATTGATCTGCTGCTTTTTCGTTACCGCTTCTATTATCTTTAGGTTGTGATTGATTACTTTGTCTATTATTTTGATCTCTTTGACGTTCTTGTTGGCCAGCTTGAAAAGATGCATTAGAAGATCCTCCAGAACCAGAATAGCTTCTAGACCCACTTCTTCCTGCTATATAAGCATCTCTGCTCATTATCTTAAATTAATCCTACTAGGTTCTTGCTTTACTTTTTTATTGTTAATAAAATCTAATAATTGTTGAAGTCTAAGAGAATCTTGCCTGTTTTTTCCTTCAGCACTATAGTCATAAGTTGTTCTTGGTAAATCGCCTCTGCCTCTGCCTTCTTGGTATACAATTCCAGGACCGTACTCAGGATATGGAATTAGACCAGGATACATAGGTCCTGCAACGTCTGCCATTGTTGGTCTACGATTAGGATCGTCTCTTGGTCCAATAAAATTAGTTCCTGGGTATTGACTCATAATGCCTGCTTCTCTATTAGAATCATCAAATGGCATTGATCTTTCTGGTGCCAAAGTATTTTCATCAGTATAAAAAGCACCAAAATCATCTTCTACATAATTATCTGGTGCAACGTAAGGTTGATCAGGATCTGTATCAAAATCTAATCCTTCTGCTCTGTCATAATAAGTAGGAGCGTTAGGGCTATAAATAACTTCTGATTGTTCCATTGGACCTTCAATAACTGGTGTTGAACCAGGATGTCTGTCCATAGGTGCGCCCATACCAAAAGTTTGTGCTGCATAATCTTGCATCTCTGCTTCGTTTGAATCAACAGCTCCTCCTATACCAATGTTACTAGCAATATCAGCACCCACTGCTCTAATAGGATCACCTACGTTTGTTTTTAAAGCTGATTGAATACCTGACTGTGCTTGTTTAGCTTTGCCAAAAGCTTCTTTTGCTAACATTCCAAGTAATCCTCCAGTCTCACCATACTTCATGGCAAAATCTTGAATAGGATACATTGTTGCGTAAGCATTTGGTGCAGCGTTTCTAAACATATTACTTTGATTAGAAAATTGTCTTTGTACGTCCAAAGGTGCTACACCTTGGCGTTCACCTATTTTGTATTTATCAAAACGATTGTATTGTCTTCTTGCATCTTTAAGCTCGTTTAGGCGTGGGTCATTTTTTGTAAAGTTAGGTGCTTGCGATTGCAAGTTCATCATACGATTGTAATTCTGCATCTCCGGCCCCTGATTAAAAGGGGTCGGAGTGTTTTTACGTTTTAAATATTCTGACCTTCTGTCGATCACTAAATAGCTCCAATTATTACTATAACAACTAATGCGACGATAGCCGCCTTAATCCAGTCCTTAAGTTTCCAGTCACTCCACTCTTTCAAGTGAGCCCATAAATCTTTTAGTAACTTCATATTACCTCCTATTTGCCTTTTTTAAGGCCACCCTTACGGTAACCTTTTTTAACCTTTCCACCTTTCTTCATTGTCATTCTTTGACCTGTTGCACGTGCATGCTTTGTTGCTTGCTGTGCACCAGCAGAAGTATAGGGAAATGATCTACTACCTACTTTTGGCATATTACCTCCTAATGTATTGTTGGTTTTGGCATATCCTTAAAGAAATGCAAAACTTCTTGTTGGTAATCAAAACTTTCAGCAACAGCTACGAACATTTCTTTTGTTTGTTCTGTCCCTAAAGCTTTTTCATACATGTTTCTTGTTACAGCCATCAAAGCTCCACAAACCTGTAAATAATCTTCACTACATTTTATTTCGCTTTCTGCAGCTTCTTCTATTTTTAGCATTGCGTCTCTAAGCTTGGTCAGTAGTTTTTTTGTTTGTTCTGTTTCCATTATTACTTGTCTTTTGTTTCATAGCCTCCCTAGTGTTTGCCATGTTCTCTTTTAGTAATGCCATTGCCTCTGTAGAGTCCTCTTTATTAACATCGGCTGCAACTTTCATCAAGTTAATAGTTGTGTCTGCTTCTAATTTATCTCTTTCAATATCAATTTTTTCTGCATCAAATACCATGTCTTTTTGCATCTGCATTTGAGTTTCCATAGCTTTTAAGTCAATTTCTTGTTGTTTTAATTTAACAAGTGGATCTTGAGCTTCTCTGCTTATTCTAGATTCTTCATCAGATGCTAATTGTTTTGTCATCTCTGCTTCAATTTTTGCTTGATCAGAAGCTTGTTGATTTATTAATTGATCCATTTGTTGTTGCATCTGTTGCACTGCTTGTGGGTTTTGTTGTGCCTGTTGCATTGCTTGTTGTAACTCTTGAAACTGTGGTCCGTATTTTTCTTGCATTTGTTCACTTGCCATTAATGATATATGTTCTGATACGTGTGCCTGCAGCATTGCATATAACTGCGGGTTAATTTGTACCATTCTTGTAAACATAAATTCTGCATGTGCAGATATATGTGACATGTGATCTTGCATAGGAAACGGTTTTGGTTCTTTGCCACGCATTGCACCAGCGTTTTCCATTGCAGGTGACATAGGTTGTGGATTGCCTGGGTCAGGTAATAATAATGTTTCTACATTATCCACACCCATCGCCGCATACATTCTTCTGTAAGCTTCACGTAAATTGTGTAATTGTGGTGCAGCATTAGCAAGTTGTAATTGTTGTTGTGCCAATGTAACACGTTGTGCCATAGAAAATATGTTAGGGTCGGATACGGGTAGTATATCTACTCTGTCATCAAAATCTTGTTGTTTAATCATTTGGTTTCCACCTACAACCATGTAAGGATATTGCGGTGGTAAATAGATAGAGAATACTTTTGCTAATAGTTTAAATTCTATTTTTTGTGCATAGTGTAATCTTTTGTGTATAGCACTCATAACTTTTGTGCCACGCTCTATTAATGCTAATGTTGTGCCAACAGGGTTTTGTTCGTTGCCTTCGCCCATCTTCATGTCTGCTATTGCAGCAAATGATTTACCTGCATCAACAGCAAAACCTAATAATTGAAATAATACAGCTGATGGTTCTTTGTATGGAAGCATCATTAGTGATTCTTTTATTGATTGTCCTGTTACATCTACATCTCTAAACTCACCCGGTTGTAAAGGTTCATCGTGGTCACGTATACGCATGCCACGCGCCTTGAAACCTGCTGGTAAGTTAGCAAGAGTACCTGCATCAATTAATTGTCGCAAAGCACTTGTTGCAGTTCTTGATAACCCACCAAGCATGTGGATAAGACCAAATCCATAAAAGCCTAATCCAGGGAGGAACTTATAGTGTACAAAATAATGGTTCTTCATAAAGTTTGGATCACCTTCTTTGTAATTTCTTTTTATTGACAATATCTCTTGTGAGTATTGGTCAATAGAAACTATGTAAGGTAATTTAACCCCAGACGTATCTTCAAATCCTGGTACGTCTGCATTTATATGCATCTCCAATATTGTATGTTCTTCATCGCTAGAGCCATAATTTTTTTCTGCTCCATCTAATTCATCTATCTTATCTGCAACGTCATCAGAATCAATTTGTCCAGTTGGTAATTCTATGTCACGGTAAAAACCTTGTAATTGTTGTTTACGTATATCGTTGCCACTTGTTTTTATAATGTGTGTAATTCTATCAGCTGATTCTAAATCAGTTGCCATGTAGTTTATAACAAGATCTTCACCTGCAACAAATTTTGCACAGGCACGTTTCATCAAACCATCATAGTAAACTTTTTTAAATGCAGAACCACACAACGGTAAATAAAACAATAACTGGTCCATGTCTGGATCGTATTCTTGCATTACCTCTGTTATTTGGTAATTCATAAATTCTTGCACACGCTGTGCTTGTTCGTTTGTTTCAGGTGTTTCTACACCTACAACTTGAGTTCGTACGGGGCCGCTTGGGGGGAGAAGTTCCTTATACGCTTGGGCTTGAAACTGTGTAACAGATTCAGCGAGTAAGGGATGTACGACCCCGGACGCTCCTTCGAATGGTTGTGTGCGGTCTTCATATTTGAAGCCTAGCATATCAAGGCCTTTGATATAGGTATCTTCCCAATCTTTCCTTGAATCACGATCCGATTCGAATTCAGCTAGTAGATCACTTGCGAATCTACTTAATTCATTATCTTCTATATATTCTGCTAAATTAGCATCATGTGGTACTTGCGACAAATCTATTGGTGCGTTTGGATCTAAATTAATTTCTGCACTACCATCTTCTAGTAGTTCTACATCAGATTCAAAGTCAACACCTTTTTCAGGATTAATTTCTATTTCCTCACCAGTAGGTTCTATTTCTAGTGCACCTGTAAGTGCTTCTAGTGCTTTATCTATATTGTTTTTATTATTATCAGCCATTTACAGCTATTCCCCCTCGTTTGTATGCGCCCAATCCTTTAGAAATTCTATCTATTGCTTGTGGATTATCCTTTATTAGCAACATTGGAACTTCATAAGCCCTATTGGAATCATCAACTATAACAGATTTCATAAATTTTGCACCACTTTTTTTAGACACTTTTTTCATTGCCCCTTCTGCTATTGGTCCGTAAGCAGTTATGTTACCAATGTAATCTCTACTACCCACTGATGTGTTTCTATTTTTTATTGCTGGTGTTGATATGGATATGCCATCATACCCACCTTCTTGTGCTGTTTTAAGTGCATACTTCATAACAAACTCGTTATAATCTTCTGTTTTAGAATATGGTCCTTGAGGTATACCACTATTATCACCAGAACCAGCTGCTGCTCGTTTTTCAGCAATAATGTTTCTTATTTTTGCACGCTCTCTGTTTAATCTTGCTAATCGCACTTGTGTTTGTTTTGTTTGTGGCATTGATAATAAATCTTCTATCTTGGATTGTATTAACATCATTTGTTGTTCGTTTGCATTATCTGTTTCTCTTACTAAATCACCACGATCTGCATATTTTGATTGTCTTAGATCATCTTGGTATGCACGTTGGTTTGTTTGTCCTGCTGCCTGTGCTTTTTTAACTCTTCTGCCTGCAGCGTTTATCGGTTGATGCATGTCAGATTGTATTTCTTCTATGTGTAATATTCTTCTGCCAAATTCATCTGTTCTATCAGACGTACGCATGTGTACAAATGCATTTGCACGCTGTGAAGTATTTAACCCAAAATCATGTGCATAGGTGTATGTTGGTTCTGTATTACGCAATGATCCAGGTTTGTTATTGTACTTAAATAAAAACTCACGGTAGTTCGATCCGCCACCCATTGTTTGTTGTCCACGGTAAGTTGCCTCTCTTGCATACTCTTTAAATCCTCCAAGTCTTACACCAGTTGTTGATGCAATTTCTTGTAATGGTTGTTTTAATTCGTACGGAAACTTTTGTGGAAATCCTTCTGTAATAGAATTAGCAACACCAAAATTTTTTTGCACTAGATCTTCTATGGTTGCAATTTCTTTTAGTATTACATCCTTGTTATTGTTATTTACTGCTTCTTCTAATGAAGGTATTCTCATTTTCATACCACTTAAAACATTTTTTAATGGTCCAGGTCTGTATGCTTGTAAATCTGTTTGTCGGTAAAGTTTAGTAAGTGCTTTTGATTCTTTTACACCAGGTGAACCTAATGATATTACATCTATTTCAGGTGCAAGCTTTGTATCAAACTCTTCTATTATTTGTGCTTTTGATAATGTCTTATTTCCGTTTCTAGATAAGTGTGTCGATAACTGTGTATCATTTAATTCCATGTCCTTAATAGGATTGTGTTTTGCAAATGGTCGTTTTAGATATGCTAACCATTCTGCACCTTTTGCAGATTCCATTGGTGCGTCTATAAGTTTCTCACGTGATGACCAAAACATTGCACCAGCTGTGTCATCTGCTTGTGGTTTTCTTGCTCCAACTTTGTACGTATTAGCTGATGGATCTTTTCGTAAAAAATCTCTAGCTGCTTTTTCTGTATCAAAATCTTTTATTGGTAAACCAGCTTCATCAAAAACTGTAAACGGTCTATCCGGGCGCATTGGTCCTTGCACCTTAGGTCCTGTTAATTTAGGAGAGTATTCTCTTAACTTGCCTATGACCTTTGGTGCTAGTTTCTTTACCAGTCCACCGCCGACAAAATTTTGTGGATTAGCTTTTATTTCTTTTACTGCATCACTAACTGTAAACTTGTTAGCCATGCCACCTTGGTTGTATGATTTATAAAATTTGTGTGCGCCATATTGATCTAAATAATTATAATCTACATTGCCAAAGTTTTTTTCGTAACCAGGTAGAGCAAAAAAATCTGCACCTCCTGTAAAGTCTTTTGCTTGCCCTGCAATAATTTGATCTGCATAATCAAGATATTGGTTATACAAATCTAAATCGTTATCTTTGTAATCAGAAAAAAATCTTGTTGTTTTATCACTGTACGGAGAAAATTGTCCTTCACCAGATAATACACTAACAATAGGGCTAATATTTTTATTAGGGTTACCACCATACATATTTACATAATTAGGGTTTTGTGAACGGTTAAAAATAACATGTCCAACAGCTTGGCCTCCTTGAAAATTTTTATCATCTTCAGCCATCATCATACGTGCCATTGCTTCTCTGTCATCCATTTGTCTTATTCTACTAAATCTAAGATCTGGTTTTTGTTTTGGTTCTATTTTATTTGTGTTTTGATAATCACGCATACTTGTACCTCCACGATAAAAACCGTGTATGTTTCCACCTCTAAATTGTGATTCAAAATCCATTTCCATTCTTTCGTCTCTTAAATTTTTTAATCTTTTTTGTTCTTTAGCTATTTGTTTAGCTTTTGCTTTTGTGTTGAATATGTTACCAGATGGAGAAAAGGAATCAATAAAACTTTCGAATAGGTCTGAATAGTCACCGTCCTCAGGCAGTGAAGCAAAATCTTTCATCTTTTCACTACCATCGCCACGCATAATGCCCATCTTTCTTTCGAACGCTTGCATCTGTGATGGTGTAGTTACATCCCAAGTAATTGGATCATCTTTTGCATAATCTTCTGGTGACGTCATGTAATAATTTTCATCAACTATTTCTACTTGTCCTGTTTTTTTATCTATGTAGATGTGTTGGTTATTAGCAAAGTCACTACGAATATCAAACTCTATGTGTAGGTCACCGTTTTTTTCTTTTGTCATGTTAACAGGAACTTTGTAGCCATCTGAGTTTGTAATTTCAAATTCTTGTTTACCACCTTTACTACCATAGTTTCTAATTCTAGTGCCATTTGCTAAAGTTCTTCCCATAGCACTTGGTCCACTTAATTGATCTAGTACACCCACCATTGATTTAATCCATGGCGGTGCACTTCTTGTTATTGTTTTTGTTGCAGCCTGGGCCGCTAGCGGCGCTAATCTACCCACAGGCATTGTTGCAGCCGCAGCTGTAGCACCAGTTTGTTTAATAAATTTTCTTCGTGATGGATCAAACTTTGCACTGTCAATAATTTTTTGTAATCCTTTTTTAATTAGACCACCCTTAGAATAACCATAATATTTTAATATTAAGTCATCCAACATGCCTTCGTAATTTTGTATAAAGTTTTCTTCAGGTTGTTGTAGTCTTGCACGGTCACGGTTTTGTTTTCGCATAGAAAGAAATACGTTGCCTTTGTCAAAAGATTTCATTGGGTCGTCAGCCGCAGCTATTATGTGACTAAGTTCTAATAATTCATCATCACCAATTAAACCAAGTTCTTTTGCTTTACCTGTTTGTCTTCTATTAAACTTTGAACGTGTTGCTAAAAGATCAGCAAAAAAAGGTGCATCTGTTTCAGAAAATTTTTTTATTACTTCATTTTGTGGTATTTTACGTGCTTTTGCTTGAGAAAGCATTCTACCTAAGTGTCGTGCCAAAGCAGCACCGGCATTTATATCTTTTGCTGGTACACCTTCAAGTGATTTGTTAATTTTTGACATTGTGTCTCTAACTATTTCTGTACTGCCCTCATCTAATGCGTTTAATGCATCGCCATACTTTGTCATTAGTATTGGTCTACCAAATTCATCTTTAAATTTTGTTCTAACACCATATCCAGTACCTGTGCCTAATCTCCCTTGCCTGTAAGGACCTAAATAATACCCAGGATCAACACCCATTGCTCTTGATTGTTCGTCAGTTAAATAACGAAGTTCATCGTCAGACAACTCATCAAGTCTTCTTGTCATTTCAATATTCTTAGGAAGTTTTTTTCTTTTTGTAGGTTTTGTTAAAGGTTTAGTATCTATATCGGCAATACGTGCTTCTTCTATTTGACGTGGCACTAATACATGTTTAGATTTTCTTGTGTCCGGGTCAAATCTTTTTACTCTTGTTAAATCTTTAGGTTGATATTTTTTACCTTCGTATTCATAGTAATCTAAAACTTTTTTAGGCTTAGGCGTGTAGCCTTTGGTAAGACCTTTTCTAATTACTTCTTTAAATACAGGAACAGCAGCTTTTAAAACCATTAGTCCCTCATGTATTCGTTAACTGCGTCTTGTAACTCAGGGCTTATTCTATCTTTACTACCTCTTAAAAATTTTTTTCCAAGACCTCTAAGAATTCCTACACCCCCAGCACCCATTTCAGTCATAAAAGTTAATCTTTCTAGATCTTCTTTATTTGGTCCTTCATATTCCATAAATGGTAAAAAATATTCACCATCTGCTGCATATTTTAATGGTATGTCAGTTCCAGAAATATTACCAAGATTAAATTTTCTTAACCCTGGACCAAACAAACCAGAAATGTCGTTCATTGGATCTTCGTAATAATTGTATCCAAATTTAGCAATAGAATTTTTTTCTAATAAATCTGCATAATCTTTTTGAAAATCATCTTCAAATTTAGATCGTTCTTCTAAATATTTATTTTGATACATGTCATTTACATAAGCATCGTAATCTTCGTAAGTGTTACCTGGATTAACTGTAAAATATCTATTCATGGTTGCTGCGTTTTCATCAACATGACTTTGTGCAGTTTCGTATGCTTTGTTATATTTAGAATCGTATTTAGAATCAATTGTAGCTGCAGTATCGTTTTCTAATTCTTGTATTAAAGAATAATCTTGCATTGGGTTTTCTGTTGTAAAACTTGGCAATCCTGTAAAGTTAGAAATAGCACTTGAAGCTACATCTCTACCTTGTTCAGAAAGTCCAGTTAAATTTTCAGGTTTAAAATCTATTCCTGGTATAAGTGTATTTTTTTCCATGCCCTCTTGTGTAAAAGGGTTATAAAAATCTGCGCCTGCATCTATATAGTCATATGCCGCTGCAGGGATATCAGTTGCAATATCACCTAAAAAAGTTGTTGCATCTAAAAATGCGTTTACTGGAACTCGTCCTGCATCTTTATATAAATCTGGGTTTGTTAACCTGTCTACGTTAGTATCACCGTACGATTCATATATCTCTGGTAATCTTAGGTAGTCGGCTAACGCCATTATTCCTGTGCCTAACATCATTAATAGTATTCTCTCCCTCCGACTTGTGTCGTTTTCTCGTCTTCGTAATCATCTTTTAAACCAACATAGTAACCTTGTCTATATTTCATTAAAGCTTGCGTGGTTGAATCCACGTAGTCATCGTTATCACCGAAAGGAAAAGCTGCGCACTCTTCTATTACTTCCTCGGCGAACTTTTTATTGGGCGCCCATATAGCTCCTGATTCAAACAGGGGAGCTACGCTGTTTACCCTAGAGTGTTTATCATTTCCTCTTGAGGGTGTATAATTTATAACAGGTATTCCTGCCTTTTGCAACTCATGAGTTAAAGGTAAGCCAGATGCCTTTGCTTCTATCAAAATTGTCTCCGGTTCCCAGTATCTATATTCTTCTTGTGCGATTGATTTTAGTTCAGGAAAGTTCCAACGTCCTTTTTTTGCGTCCAGTAAAATTAATGCTTGCGGACCACCTTCTTCGGGCTCAAATACACCCCACGTTGTTATTGCCGAGTAATCGGCTGTCTCTTTTGCACTAAACGCCGTATCGTAGCTCTGTATAATGTATTTTAGGTGCGGAATTGTATCTTCTTCCCATGTTTGCCACCATTCACGTTTTATAAGTGCACCTTCCTCGGATGTAGGCTGCTGCATCCACTGTGCTTGCCATTTTGACTCCGGAATAGATGCCTTGACACCTTGTAGACCTTTCATGGTCCAAAAATTACCCCACATGGGTTTTTCATTTATAATTGCAGGGAATTCGACAACTTCCCATTGATCAGAATCCTCTGCCTTACCCTGGGCCTCGAGCAGCCGTCCTGTTAGGTCTTTTATTGACCATCTTGTCATAACGACAACGATTGAACCACCAGGTTGTAGACGTTGACGCGGACCGGATGTATACCATTCGTAATGTGAGTCTAGAACGGCCGGCGAAAGCGCATCTTGCTCGGAATGAGGGTCGTCAATAATAAGTAAATCGGCACCACGACCTGTAATCGCACCACCGACACCTGCAGCGAAGTATTCACCGCCATGGTTTGACTCCCAACGGCCGGCGGCCTTTGAATCAGCTGCTAATCTGACTGTAGGGAAAACTGTTTCGTACTCTGGCGACTCTATAACGTTCTTGGCCTTCCGACCGAACCTAATTGCTAGTTCGCCTGTGTGTGTTGTTTGGATGAGCTTGGCCTTTGGATGGTTGCCCATGTAAAATGCAGGAAAAAGGTTAGATGCAAACTCCGATTTTGTATGTCGAGGTGGCATATTAACAATAAGACGCTTTAATTCGCCTTTTGCAATACGGTTTAGCTTCTCTGCGTAGATACGATGGTGTTTTCCTTCTATAAAATCAGGCCAAACAGTCTTGACAAACGACAAAAAATCATTTTGTGATTTTTCTTGCTTGTCTAACAGCGCATTTTTAAGAATATACTTTAAAGTTTGAGTATCAAGCGTCTCTAAATTGCTCATTTCTGCTCTTTAAACTCATAAAAGTAGTTTGTATCATCGCCTGCAGTCCATTTACTTATAGATTCTACGTTATATTCTATGGTTGACACCTTAAAATCAGGTTGTTTAGGCTCAGATGGTGTCAATGACTTGTCATAAAACAGTGTTCTGTTGTTTGGCTGTGCTGCAAAGTGGCCATTGTCCAATTCTATTATGTTAAAAGATTTGTGTTCGGCTGGAACTTGTGAATAATTTATGTTTGGTAAGTTATGGTCTGCATGACAACTATCAATCGTAAACAAGTATTCACCTGAGTGCCATTTTTTTGATGGAGATAGATATTTTGCTCTAGGTGGCACTGTTATTTTTTCTATAACTGTGATGTGATAACTAAAAGAATCCCAAAGCTCTAGTTCTTCTAAAGGAAGATCATCTTTAATATCAGGGGAAGAAACAAAAGCACTAATAGGGAGCTTATCATATAAAGCAGCATATTCCGGCAGATACGTTTCAAAGTAAAGTGCTCGACCTTGTATTGACTTAACAGTAGCCCAAACACCTTCTACAAATTCTCCGTGCCCTTTTTGATGATCATACAAATACTGTTTCTTAACATATACCTTTACTGGTGGAACGTTCGCAACTAAAAAAGCCATATAAAAACGATTTAATTTTTTAAAATTTTTTATAACGTTTTTTACGAAGATTGTCACTCTCAAACTTGCCTCTACATAATTCAAAGCATGCTTACGCAAAAAGGGGGGGTCGGGGGTCGTTTAGGTCCCGGGCACGAGTTATCCACAGGTTATACACAGCCACTAGATATAGTAGCTGTGTTGAGAATTAGCTGAGACTAACCAGCTAAACCTAGTCGCTTTAACAAGTAGCCAACATCACCTTGCATATGATGTAGCAACTGCATACGATTGTCCTTATCTTCTGCAATCCATTCAACAATAGAATTGCATAGCACACCACTAATCAACTTCCAATCCAAGCTATCTTTACGAGGAACAGATGAGATGATTGATTCAAGATCGCCAACACTAGCCTGATCTTTGGCATACTCAACTACTTCAGTAAGCACGGGTGTAATATCCACACCCTTTACTGATTTTACTTTTACTACTTCTTTAGATTCATTAGTCATTTCTAATTCTCCTTTGTTAACTAATTGATAATATAAAGCTATATCCTATAAACCACATAATAGATACACCTATTATTAATGTTATGATATTCATTGTGGATAACTCTTTCCACTAATCTCAAACACAGTATTAGGATTGACATTAGCCCAACGTTGAAACCCCTCTTTAGCTCTACTATTAATCTTAAATACTAATACATAGTTAGGGTGTTCAGTTACTCTCTTCTCTTGGGTAAATCTATATCCAAGTTTACCAACTACACCTAGTTTGATGTGTCCTATCTGTCCATTGTTCTTACGCCACTTACAGCTAAAGAAACCACGTTTAACAATATCTTTAAATTCGTTCTTAGTCATATCTTTCTCTTTCTATTTATTAACCTACTACTATACACATAAATAAGACAATAATAAGATGACAAATTGTCGCACCCGGGCAGATAACCAGTTGCGTGATGGCAGATGTGAATGGATGAAGTTCAGCATCTCAGCGGTCGCCCCGGTGCATAAACGTGGGAGCTTTAGCTATTAGCTGTGTTGGTTGTTAGGGAGCTTGGGAGTTTTCTGATGGGGCGAAGGTAATGGCTCTTGATCAACCAGAGCGAAACCCTCGCCTAATCCATAGGACAGGTCTTTATGAGCACCCGTCACAGGAGTCCGCAACAACTTAATGCGCATTACCCTCCCTAAATTTGTAAGGCAAGAGCCGAATAACTCCGTTTATCTTGCCTCATAGTTAACTATTCTTATTATACCACACCAAGGTCGGTCGTCCAAGGACATTAATAAATATCTTGTGGATAACCCAATTCCTATACTGTGCAGTACCAAACCATGTCTTTCTATTATAATATATCATAACTCAGCAGTTCCCCGGCGCGCCCGGTGTAGTTAGTGTACAACCAGCCAACATTATGCTGGTTGGTTGTTCCAGGAGTTTGGAGTTTGCAGCAGCTCCTGCTGCCTGGCAGCTACTGACCAGCAGTACCTGCATCTCCTGCTGCAGCTACGCAGCTGTTTAGTATATTAGTATGTACCATGCCAAAAGGCAGAAAACCGCCAATTTTACAGGTATAAGTAACATTAGTCAGTCCATATTTACCTCTACTTTCTATCATTCTACCATTAATATAGATCCACTTCAGGCGTATGTCAAGCCTCGCTTCAAAAAATAATGGCGGAAAACCACGGAAAAATTTTTCAGGTTAACGGGATCGCGCCCGGGCTACAATGACACCATATCACCCCCACCTATAGGCGAGGGAGATATTCATCGGAGTTTGGGAGTTTGCCTACTTTCAGTTGCTAAACACCTCGTACATCTTGTCCAATGCACTTCTGTTATCTGAATGTGCCTCATCGACTCTATCAGCATTTCGCTTCATTACAGGAACAACACTATCATAGTGCTGTGATATCTTTCGCAAGGTATCGTTCTGTTCTTCTAATGATTCGTTGATTCTATTTAACGCATCCACTATTGGATCGTATTTATCTTCTGGTAATACCATAATAACTCCTTTGTTTCTAATTCTAAGTCCTATTATAGCAAAAAGTTATTCACATGTCAATGGCAGAAGTTACCATCCTGAAGACCAGCGGGCGCAGCTGGGCCCTGGTCGACTGCAGGAGAACATCAATTATAGTTTTTGGCTGTTTTGCTGGAGTTTGGGAGTTTGCGAGCTTTGGATTACCTGAATTAGCGCAGCGGGCGCCCGGGCAACTGGACCATGCCACAAAGACCTTGGCCCTTGGGTGTACTTTTGGCGGAGTTTGGGAGTTTCGGTGCCGTGAAAAACGTTTACGGTGCGTGCGTCTGGGTCGTATACCATAATAAATACAGGTGCACCAAGCATACTATGTTTGACATGCCATGCATTTTGTAGAGGTGAAATTAGTACCGTTTCGGTACCATTTTTATTACGTTTAAGCACCTTCAATTCAAGCGTAAAAAATCCTGTGTCTTTATGAAATACTACGCAATCCGGGAAACCAGGCGTAACGTAGGACTCAATACGTGACACAACAAAATTACCATCGTTTAAACATGTCTTTAAACTCTTCCAAAAGTTTGTTTCCGTCTTTGCGGTCATAACTTTTCTTACTCTTTTTGACTCTCTGATGATACTGGCGTGATGTCCTTAGGTCCTTCGCTATCGGATTTCTCTTCGACCGATAAGACTGTGTTGACTCCTTCTTTTTTGAATTCACCTGTTAATCCTAGCTCCTTTAATTGTCTTAGTACATCATCTCGAGACATGTCATCAATAGATCCTGTTCTAATTTCTTTTCTCTCAACATACAATCCTGCAGCTTGTCCTCGTAACCGTTCTGCATTTATAGCAGCACTATGTGACTTGTCTTGTAATGCCTTCTCACGTAGTCTTGCCAATTCTGTTACATGTTTATTCATTTCTACCTTGTGTGTCTCGTACAATTCATTTCTTTTTTTGTTCACTATTTGTACCACTTTAGGATATTTCTTTACATTCAATAACTCAGAAGCTGTTGTTGCAGCACGTTCAGGTTTATAGCCTGCTTGTCTTGCACATTCTGTTGGTGTTATTCTACCCTCGTTAGCAACATATATATCTACAAATATTCTCTGCCTATCTGTCAACCCATCAGCACCTCTTGGGTGTTTTAATGCCATATCACGAGTATTACGGATGGTATTACCGACCACCTTCTCTTCAATCTTCTTTAACTTACTGTTATATATATCTTTTTCACTCATTTTAACTCCAAAATACAATAATTTGACTCTTTACCCATGAACTCGTAATACCTTCGTAATACCTGGTATCCCTTATCCCATATAGAGAATTGGCAAAAGGTATTACGGTATTGGCAAATCCCGGTAAATAAAAAAACAAAAAAACTTTTTAGCATCCAGCGCACAATACAATACCTATGGTAATACGACAATACTTCTCTTCGAATATGGTATATCGTCAACATATCCGCGCTTTTTTAATGCTTGCACGTACGCATGCACATTACTCTTTGACTTCATGTTATTCATTTGTTTTAGCTCTTCATACGATGGAGAATAGCCATTTGCCTCTATAAAATCCTTAATTTTAGCCAAAAAATTCATCTGTTTTGGTGTTAATCCTTTCTTGTTACTCATAATACCTCGCCAATACCTTATTTTTCCTTCTTAAACTTACGGCCTACAAAGAATACAATAAGATTTTGTATTGTATTCACAGTCACCATTAATAATAACCAAAATTCCCATAACTCCATTATTTCTTTTCTTCTAACCCTGTTGCTTCTGGATGAGCCCAGTATTCTTTGCGAACTACATTTAACATTTCTTCTCTACCCCACTCATCTATTGCTTCTTTTGTTATAGATCTCTCCAATGTCTTTTGTATTTCTTTTTCATCTTCTGTAAGTTCTATTCTCTTAGGACCTTTCTTACGCACATATGTATTTATACGTGCCCATGTAATCATATAGTCAGAAGCTTTTGGTCTTATATATCCTCTGTCTGGATCCATGCCAGGATACTCTGGCGTAGGACTGGTGTCAAAATTATTAGCTATATATTCCAATACTTTATCATCACTTTCAAATTGCTTTACTATCTTCTCTACTATTACTTTGTCTTTCCATAAATTAATTTCGTACGTCTGCATGTGTCACCCTCAAATATTCTATCTTTTTTATCCATCCTTTTGGAATAGCAATAGCACCACCCCCATGGTTATCGTCCCGGTCCAAGCACCACGAACGCATGATCACTATCTTCTCATCATTATTAACTGTCATCCACCCAACCTCTTGGCATGTCGCTAAAGGTGCAGCCATAATATCTTTTATATCAATCCACCCAGTCTCTGTGTCACGGGCATCCATCCACGTTACACGCACCATTGGCACATTGTTAATGTCCATTTAACTAAGCTTAGTTATTTTTTCTATCCACTCACGTATCATAGGTTTACTATTATACATGGGTCTTTTAAGATCCTCTCGTTGCCCACTGCCATCTTTACTGACAAAGGATAACGTTCTAATCATCGCGTCTTCTTCATTCTTAGCACGAATCATGTAACTAAATGTTATTTCACGTTTCGTTGTAATCTGGTAAGTATGACGCTCTTCGCCTTTTTCTACATGAAAGCTTTTCATACCACCAATTGATGTGCCCTCTGTAGGCTGTGTAAATGTTACTGTAGGGTCAGTAGGATTCATCTCTGCCTCCGCTAACGCGGCCTCAGTTCTTGCTTCACGTATTTTTTGACGTTCTTTTTGTATATGGTCCCATTCTTGTGGGCGTTCTTTTATTATAGCATCACGTAAATCAGCGTGTGCTTTCTCTTCTGGTGTATCTAATTTTTTCTTCATAATAATCGCTCATTAAATAATAACATAAATATAACAACAACAAGACAACCAAGCATTATTACAAGTTTTTCTTCCATCTAAAATCCTGGGTATTCTGGGCAAGTTGTGCCTTCCATTGATTCGTAATAACCAACAGCTGCATGTGCTTGCAACATTTCTATTTCATCGCCATCAAACATAGAACTATAAAATGCATCTTGTGCACGTTTTAGTTCGTCATGTACACTAACCATTTTAACTATTGGACCATTCATAACCCTACCATGTACAAAAATATTTTATACACCCATATCAATAGATAAAAAGCGACATACAATTTTATAGGTATCAATAAAAACCAAAACAGTGCCCAAGTCATTTGCGCACCGCTATGTATTCGTAATCAAAATCTGCGTGTTTCTTTTGTACTAACAATAACAGACCAGCGTCTGCCATTTTGTATACTGCGTTGCCTAATTTTTTTACACGGTCACGATCATTTGTTGGCGCTATTGGCTGCAGAAAAGGATCACATAAGTAACCACGGTAATATGTTATTTTATCACCTTTGTTAGATTTATTTAACCAGGTGTGTATTGCTTTTTGACTCATCATAATAATTTCTTTTAATACAAAAGCCTCCGAGGGATTATCTTGTGTTCACCCTCAACCTTTTCCCGACAAATCAAGTTTCCTAAACTTAACGAGTACTTCAGAACTAAAACTCCAACCCCTAATCCATTTGGACATTGTGATCGGTGTCCTATGCCTTACAACTTTGTGATTGTTGTTCAGCCAGGAGGATATATCAATTGCAATTGACATACTCTTCTTTCGTATGACTAATTATACCATTTTTAGCAAAACATTACAAGAACATTATTTCGCAGATTTCTGCGGCAAATCGTGTCAAGAAAAAACTTTACTTGTCACGCCTTGTAACATATAACTAAATTCTCAACTTCATTTCACCCAGTGGACTCTCTATGCTGCTCATTCGAGCAGTGAGGGTCCCATTAACAAAGAGAACAATATGGCAACAAGAATCAGAAACATCTGGTATAAGATTAAAAAATGGTTAAAATATCACCCCAATAAATATTACATGAGAGGAAAAAGTGATAAAGATATTCATGGCCATAATCATAACATCAATGCCTAACTGGCCATCGGTAAAATACCAAGGTTATTTGCACCCAGACGAAGCTACATGTTTAGAGCAAAATAAAATACTATTAGAACAATTTCAAAGTTTCGCAAAATTGCAAGGCGATTATGACGCGCATTTTGAATCGTTTTGTTTACAAATTGAGTCATACCCTATACAAGGTTTTAATAACACATCAGCATAGTTTTTTCTGGAGGGGAAATGAAAGACAACATAATATTATTAATAGTACTAACGTTTATACTCAGTATAAGTACAGCAACATTTGCTAACGACACCAACACACAAACCAACACATCTGGCAGCAATACAAATATTACAGGTGGGTATACAACAACAAATAACAATACGTATGCGTCTGGATCATCAAACGACACAACAAGCACAACTACAAATAATACTACAAACTCTACAGCTGCATCAGAAATACCACCACCATCAGCTAATTCACCATCTTACTCGTCCATGAGCCAAGATGTGTGCTCCATGGGTGTTAGTGGATCTGTTTCTACAGGTGTATTTGGCATATCAGGGGGCAAACATGTAGTCGATGAGAACTGCGAGCGTATTAAACTTGCAAAAGTGCTACAAGATTTTGGCATGAAAGTGGCAAGTGTGGCAGTATTGTGCCAGGATAAACGTGTATTTTCTGCGATGGAAGCTGCAGGGACACCGTGCCCGTACTCAGGCCTCATAGGCCCACAGGCCGCGGAAATGTGGGAAAAATACCCTGAACTTAGACCTGATTACGAAGAACATCTTGCTAAAGAACAAGTAGTTGCTAAAATAGATGCTGAAATTGCAGAAAAAGAAAGAATAGAGGCAGAGAGAATAGCTGTTGAAGAGGCAGAAGCAGCAAGAATAGAGGCAGAAAGAATTGAACAAGAACTACTTACATTAAAGGAAGAAAATGAAGTTAACGATATCGAGCCTGTTATTGACCCTGTGCCTGTTAACATGCACGGCGAATAGCACAGAAGTAAATACAGGAAACATTCTTTCCAATTCTACTTTTGGAACAGGCAACACTACAACTACAACTGGTTGGTCGACAGACGGCGACGAAGGTGTTCACACCCACGGTGCTTGGAATGGATTTCCATATCAAACAGGCATGGATGATAGTGGTGGTGTATTAGCATTTGAAGGACATACGGAAGATAACGTATACCAGGATGTAGATTTAGTTGACGACGGCCATTTAACACAACAACAAATGAATCAAGGCTTTACCTCAACCATGGGAGCAGACGTATGGTTTTGGAACAATATAGAAAACACACTTACTCTTAAACAAACTATTACAGGAGCTGATGGCTCAGTATCTACACAAGTTAGAGAGATAACTGGCACCAGCACTACAGATGGTAATACGTTTAAAAACTATACAAATGTACACATTGAAAGTTCAAATACACAAACAGATATTACAATTAGAGCAGAGTTATTTAATGAAACTGCAGGCACAGCCTATGATGATTCTCATCGTGGACCAGATGTAGATAACGTTACATTAAATATAACATACCAAGATATACCCCCTATTAACGAAGATACACAAGAAGTTATAGATAACATAGAAAATAACATACCTGACATACCAGAGGATATTTTTGAGGAACCAGATTTTGTATTTGAGGAAGAATATTTTACATGGGAAGAAGATTTTTATTTTGATGATACTTTTACAATAGAAGAAGATTTTTCTGTTTATGAAATGCCAGAAGAATTTCAAATTATAGAAATGCCAGAAGAATTTGAGGACATGGTTATGGATATGCCAGATGAAATGCCTGATATGGAAATGCCAGCTGACATGGAGGATGCATTTACTGTTTTATCAGATGAAATGCCGGAAATGGAAATGACAGAAGAAATGGAAGAAGAATTTGTAGAAATGGTTGAAGATGATATGCCAGAAATGGAAGATATGCAAGAAGAACCAACTACAATGGAGATGGCAGAAGAAGAAAGTATTGACATGGAGATGGAAACAGAAGAAGATATCATGGAAATGCCTAAAGAAGAGGCAGAAGAAATGGAGGTAGCTGAAAATGAAGATACCATGGAAGACCCCAAAGAGGATGAAGAATCTAGCAAAGGTTCTGAAGAAACACTGGAAGAAGAGTCGGGATCGGAAGAAAGCGTTTCAGAGACTGCTTCGAATGAAGAAAAGACAGTGGGAGACACAGATGTTGCTGACAAAGGAGGAATCAAGACTAAGAATATCGAAGTCAGCAAGAATATAAAGATTAAAGACGTGGATGTTGGTGAAATAAAAATAACCGTCAATCCAAAAGATATATTTAAGGAGGTCGTTAGCCTAGATTCATACGAAAGTAAGGATTTTTATAAGGATAAGGGCCTCCAATACAAAATAAATGACGATTTCTTTGACCAAGCAAGCATGATTCAATACAACAAAGAAATATACACAAATGTTACTTTAATAGCCTACATACAGACAGATCCCGTGACTGTGTACAAACAGGAACTACAAGAATTGGCTATACAAAAAGCTGGCATTATGATAGAACTCAAACTATTAAGAGGTAACTAATGAAAATTATAGAGAAATTAAGTACATATGCTGCATTAATTGGCGTTATAGGAGCCATAGGCGGAGGTTTTTACACCTGGGGCCAATTTAATACACGTCTTGATGCAATAGAATCAACACCATCTGTTGATGTAGGTGCAATTAATAAAAAAATAAATCAAAATAAAATAGAACTTATAGATCGTATTGATGCAGTAGAAGATAGTATTCCTGAAACACAAGACATGACATGGGTGTTAAAAGAATTTGTAGCTGTAAGAGAAGAAATGCCAGAACAAGTTGATCTAACATCTGTATTTAAAGAAATTGGTAAAGTTAGAGAGCAAATAGCCATGCTACCTGAACCTGCTGATTTGCAACCTATTTTAAACAAACTTCAAATGTTAGAAGAATATGGTTGGGAAATAGAAGAGGATCTTGAAGAACTTTCTAAACAAACTGCAATTGTATCAAAAGAAAACGAATTACAAGACATACAAATTAAAGAAATAAAAAAGAAGGCTGACAATCCTTTAGCTAAGTAATGGCTAATAAAAAATACAAGTGGTTTTTAACTAAACGTAATAGGATGATGAAAAAAAATAATTCTGTTATAACAGATAATAATGATTTTCATAATCACATGAAAAAAGAAAAAGAAATTTTAGATATTTCTATGAAAGAATCTTTAAAGCAAAAAGAGGAAAGAACAAAATCATGAAAGTAAGCGATAGCACCGCAATCAGCATGCCTATGAGGAATCTTTTGAGTATCCTCGCAGCCGTCGGAATTGGCGTGTATAGTTATTTTGGCATCATTGAGCGCCTAAATAATATTGAGACAAATGGTAAACTAATGATTGCTGACGTTGAAAAAAACACAGAATTTAGAATTAAATGGCCTCGTGGTGAAATGGGATCTTTGCCCGCTGACGCTCAACAGGACATGTTAATTGAATTTATGGCTACACAAATAGAAGCTGTGCAAGAAGAAATGGAAGGTATGATGAGTAACACCGTAAATATAAAACGAGCACAACAAGATATAGAAAAATTAATTTTAGATACAGAAAAGCTAGAGGACAAAGTGAGAGCAAATGGAAGTCATTAGCGTAATACTCATGTTTGTTTTTGGTAATATGAATGACCAAGCAACTCAAATGACACAATACATTCCTATGAAATCATTATCATCTTGTATGAAAGAAGTACGATTACTTAAAAAGAAAAACACCGGATATGACAAAGATGCTTTTTGTGGTCCTGGTATTGTACATATAGAAGAAGGTGAAGTAATTGCATTATATAATGAAGTACCAACTGGTTCTAAACTAATTAAGAAAGATATAGATGCAGCAGCATTTGAAAGATGGTCTCTACGTGCCAAGGCTAAATGGAATTAGCATAAAATTTTACTTTTTTTAACATACTGTGCACACCATTGTTTCTACCTGGTGTTAACAGTGAATCAAGATTCATTTTCTCAAACTCTTTTTGATCAAATTTATTAATATCCTGGGCCCTAGATCCACTGTACACGTCTGCTATTATACAGACCATGCCTTTAGATATAAGTGCATCTGAATCAGCAGTAAAATATATTTTATCATCTTCCACAAAGTGTGGGATTAACCATGTACGTGACTGGCAACCTGGAACTTCAAATGATTTAACTTTATGTTGCTCTGGAATCGTTACTGAATTTTTTCCGTAATCCATAATCCAAATAAATTTATCTTCATCTGAATCTATGTTACTTAGTATTTGCAGATATTTTTCTAATTTTCTTTTTATCATTCTTTACTTCTTTCATCCAACTTTCTTTAGGTCCATAATAATATGCTGTTGTTTCTTCGTACGGATATACTTTTCTTTTTTCTTTGTATGTTTGTAAAATATATTTAGGCATTGCATTCCGGTAACATTTTTATACATGAAACAATATTTATTTTATCAACAACAGGTTCTTCGTATTCAATTGGAGGTAAATCTGTAATTTTAATTTCATCATTATCCTTTTTTATGAACGAACAACCAGAAACAAGCAAAACAAAGATAAAAAAGTAAAAACCAACAAAAATAGACCATAGAATCACCCGGGTCATTCGTTTAAACCCCGCTAGCGGTGCCTTTACGGCCTTTTTTATTTGGCGGAAACCCTTGGTTTTTTTGTCATAGCCCCAAACGGCCATTTCCTCATTTTTTCGCCAATGATTTGTCATCTGTCAACTCCATTTGATCTATTGTCCAATTACATTGTTGTATTGCTCCTTGAACTTGTCCAACACTTGACTCCATGTTTCTAATTGCATCTCTTCCTTTGTTAATATTGTTAACAAGATCAGTCATTTGTTTTTCTAATTCTTTTTTTCTCTCTAGTATTTTTTCTTTCATTCTATACTCCACATAATCCTTCACATTCATCGGCAAATTCCTCATCGAATGTTTCGCCAAATAGTGAAGCTTGTTTTTTTGGTTCCAAGAAATCTATATCACGAAGTGGCTTTGCTGATTTGTGCAAAAACAATTCCGATGTTGTATTCTTTAAACCATGTCTAATTTTATCATCAACCTCACATGCATCTGCAAAATCTTCTGGATAATTCTTTTGCATGTTTTTCCATTGATCGTTATGATGATAAGGGCACCCTATGCACGATGATTTACCCGGCATGGGGTGTTTCTTAATATCACGATACCACTGAAGACAATCCATACGAGACATCTTCATTTCTATTAAAGGCCAACGTGATGTTAACCATGGTAGCCTAGCGTTTTTCATACGCATGGCTTCGTCGGTAGATATGCCAATCCACTGTTCAACCAATTGTCCTTTCTTGACACGGTGTCGTGGTTTAATGCCTAACAACTCTCTAATCTTTTTTTGAATAGGGATAACTTTATAATCATGTGTACACTGACGATAAAGCATCCCTACTTTTCCACCAGGACGAGCAGCAAACAACGGTGGGTTTGGTACACGTCCAGCAAACGATTTTTCCTCTTCTCTAGACCCTGGTTCTGGGTTCGCTGCTTTGATAAGATCCTCACGGATATTACCTCTTTCCACAGTGATCAGCGGACAAATTGTTATTGCTTTCTTTAAATATTCTACATGTTCATATACAAACTTAGGTTCCCACCCAGTGTCTGCAAATATCATGTAGTCTGGTTTATGTTTTGTTAATCCTTCTTGCGCCATGAGTGCCAGACAGGAAGACTGTACCCCTGCCCCGAGTGATAATATGCGCATCGTCGGTTCGCGTTTGTTTCCTTCTTCGTCAAAGTATTCCGGCTCTTTTGTTGCTGCAACTGCTGCCATATTGTTGAGCTTTTTACGATCAATTTTCGTAGACATTTGTTCAAGTACTTTTCTTCTTTCAAATTCCATCTGCTCCGGATTAATAGCAAAGCTATTCTTTTTATTCTCTAATCTTTTTTTCCTTGTTTCTTTATTTATGCTCACTTGGCATCTCCCCAGTTATCTTTAATTTTGTAATCAACATTAGAAGGCACTTTTAAATCTATACATGTTTCCATCATATCTTTTATTTCTTTTGCCTCTTTATCAGATTTTACGCTACAATTCAACTCATCATGAACCTGTATAAGTGGTATTATACCCAATTGCTCGTATATATCAACCATGGCTTTTTTAGTTTGATCAGCAGCTGTGCCTTGTATTAACCTGTTTAATGCTTTGTATGTGCCGGCTCTTTTTATAGAACCACCCCATTTTGTTGTTGCTTCATTGTGTGGTAATGCTTTGTGAAATACACCAGCTTCGTACCAAGCAGGTTCCCATAGATCAAATTTACATCTACGTCCTAAATATGTTCTTACAGATCCTATTTGGTTTGCACGATTCATTACAGCTTCTAACATACCCTGCATAAACGGAACCTTTTCTCTAAACTCTTTTAACATTTCCTTTGCTTCTGTAGGGGCTATATCTAGGTCCACAGCCATCTTTTTATACCCCATACCATACATTACCCCTAGACCTATTGTTTTAGCTAATCTACGGTCAATTCCTGCCATCTCTGCTGTTTGTTTGTGAAAGTCTAATCCTTTTACAAATGCTTGTTGTACTTCCTCTGCACCTGCATTTTTATTTAATATGGCAAAATGTGTTAGTATTCTAGGTTCTTGTTGTGAATAGTCAGCAGACAACCAATACTCTCCTTGTTCTGGTATAAATATTTTACGCAATTCTGATCCATATTCATTTCTTATAGGCATCTGTTGTAAATTAGGAGCGTACATAGAAAACCTACCTGTTACTGTGCCACCATTGTCTCCACGTATTTGATTTATATGTGCATGTAATCTACCATTGTGTACATATTTAGCTACACCATCAACAAATGTTCCTTGCAGTTTGTTTAACACACGTGCCTTTGTTATCATGCGTGGTAATTCATGTGCATGTGTTTCAAGAAATGTTTGTGTAAAACTAGGAGCTCCAAGTGCTGTTCTAGGATATTCTAAATTAACACTATCAAATGCCTGGGCCACAGACCGTGCTGCATTGATTTGTACATCTTGACCTACTAAATCTTTTATTCTTTTTAAGTATTGTTTTTCTTTGTTAAGTAATTTCTTTTTAAGACCAAATGCTTTCTCCATATCTACGCGCACACCACGTTTAGTCATGTTAAATATAACACGTATTAATCTACATTCTATGTCATATACTTTTGTTAAATCTTCTTTTTCTATCTCCGTAATAAATCTCTCGTGTAAACGCCATGTCAATCTAGCGTCTGCCTCTGCATACTCCCCAACAAATGATGCGTGCATTTTATACATGTCAGCTTTAGCATCTAATCCCAACTCTTCTGCTTTAGCTTTTAGTAATGATTCATTTTTAAATTCACCTAAATACTCTGCCACCATGCTGTTTAATGTAAAAGAATATCTATTCTCATTTAATAATGCAGCAGCTATCATAGTGTCATGTATGTAACCTTTTACTTCTATGCCTAAAGTAGACAGCCATCCAATATCATACTGTGCGTTATGAAATACTTTTTGTATAGATTCATCCTCACACACTTCTTTAATATACTCTACGATAATTGATTTATCCATGTTACCACCGCCCTCGTGAGCTATAGGATAGTAAGCAGTAAAGTCACCACTGGATATGGCAATACCTATAACAGATCCAATTTTTCTAGGCCAACCAGGACCCATCTTTTTTAACTCTGTATCACATGTTTCCAAGTCAATTGCCACCACATCTCTACCCTTCATTGAAGGTGTTTCTGTGGGATGCAACCACTCTGCTTTTACTTCGTCTTTTCTAAAAAGATCCTGATTCATTAATTTCTCCTGCTATTGCTGCATAACCACACATGTCAATGAAGTTATCCAAATTGTTTTTAGTTCCTTGCGTGTGTCTTGATACTTTTAATAGCACCATCATTAAAGCTACATCTTCAGCTGTAATACTAGCCATTGGTTGTAATTTTTTGTCTAGAAATATATTCCAAAACTCTGCAATTTCTGCATGATTCTTAAATGCATCTCCATGTGTTTCGTTCCTGTCACCAGTGACAAGCTCTTTTGCCTTCTTTAATATTTCTTCTTTGTTTATCATATGAAATATCCTCTCTCTGTTTGGGGGTTTATAATATGTAGTGATTTCTTCGCACGAGTTGCGCCTACATAAAAAACTCTGTCTGTATCATCTGGACTAACTTCCATTTCATTTTGATTTGCACGAGACAAATCTGTCAACAACATAACATTATCACATTCTCCACCTTTTGCCATGTGTATTGTACTTAAATTTATTTTTGGATCTACACCTAATCCTCCATGTTTTTCTAATGACATCACATACGATTTATCTTTTTCTCCTATTGTAGTAAAAGCCACATCCCAAGGCACACCAGCATTTATTAATCCATGATGCATTGTCAATGATTCTAAATCATACATTTGACCCTCCTCTAATGTTTTTAAAGTTTTGTAACCTCTTTTTATATTAAAACCTGTTTTTAGATTTGCATAAATAGCCGCAACATCATTGTAATTTAATTGTTCAAATTGATTTAATCTTTTCCAAGCACTAATAGCTTTTAACAAATCTTGTTTAATTGGTGTCTTGCCATAAATTGTATAAGGCAATCCTAAATGACGTAAATCTTCTTCGATATCATTTAGCATGTAGCTGCACGTTGCAAGTGCTAGCCAATTACCTTCTGAAACATCAACAGCACCAGGATATGCATGGTATCTAACTTCTCCTTTATATGCTCTTGGTGCCCACTCTTTAGGTCTTCTGTTTTTAATTCTTGATACAACTTGTGTTGCTATTAAATGCACATCAAGAGGGACTCTATATGATTGATTTAAAACACTTATATTGCCATCCATCTTAATTAAATGCTCAATATCTGCACCAGCCCATCTAAATATTGCCTGATCATCATCACCACTTATGTACACTCTTTTAGAATTAGCCCATATCTTTTCACACATTCTCCATTGTAACTTTGTCAAATCTTGTGCTTCATCTACAATAACAACATCAAGAGGTGGTGTGTGTCCAAACTGTGTAAACTGTGTCAACATGTCTGTAAAATCAAATTTGTTATTTGTTTGTTTATAATCTTCAAAAGAACGATAAGCCCACAATAATTCTTCCCAAGCATAATCTAAATTAGCTGCGTTATAAAAATCTTGTAATTCTAAATCTTGCATCTTAGATTTATTTATGTCTCTTAGATATTTATTATCTGTAGACACAACGCCGTTCTCTTCCCAGTCAGTTGTAACTCTTTTTAAATCTACACCATACTTATCAGAAAACTCTGCGTAATCTTTATTGTCCATAATCTCTGCTTTTGTAAATCCCATCTGTCTTTTACCAAATGCATGCAACGTACAAAAATAAGGAAAATCTTTGTCTGTTAAATTAAATTTTACCTTTGCTCTATCACGTGCTTCATTTGTTGCTTTTGTTGTAAAACTTACAAATGCAATTCTATCAGGTGGCGTGCCACTTTTAAGTTCCTGGTCCACGATCCGCAGTAAATTTTCAGTTTTACCTGTGCCAGGTGGCCCTAATATTATATTAACGTCCGGCAATGCGACACCCTCCATTCTTATCTACAAAAATAAACTTCATCTTTAGTTTCTTTTGTTCTTGTGTTAATTTTCTACATATGCGTGTGCCTGGTTTCCATGTTTTACGATAACTCTCGCTCTTTACATCGTATATTTCTAATGCACCTTTTTCATTAATAGCAATAAGATCTGCAGGACCTACGCCATATAAATTTTTAAAAACAAAAAATCCTTTTTCTATTAAATACAATATGGCTATCTGTTCACTTTGCATTCCCTTTTTTATTTTCGGTAATTTAAAACGGTGTGGCATCTTGTTTCCTCACTTCGTATTCTGAATCTTGTTCATCAAAAGATGGTACACCCCATGTGTTAACTCCCTTGTTTTTTAGTTTCCAGAATTTATGTTCTCCATTTATTTTACGTAGCTCAGCAATAATTTGACCTGTATTGCTGTAGTGTGTAAACTTATTTCGTATAAGATATGCGTGTAAATCTTGTAATCTAAAGTATATTTTACCTGCCTCTGTGTAAGGTTTACGTAATAATATATCTTCTTTTACTTGTCCCTGTGCACGACCAGTACAGAACTCCTGGAGGTGAGCTAAAAACTGGCCGGACACAGATCCGTCATTTGACACAGGAATTTTAAGAGCACTCTGCATCTTACTATTCACTAATTGTTGCCAATCAGACGCCTTCATCAAAGGAGGCATCATGGTTAATACTTCCATAACCCTCTTCTGAAACTTTGTTTGTATTTGTAATTCTTCTGTTGTTAATTGTATTTTAAGATCTTGTTCATTATCATCTGTAGGTATTTCTAAAAACCATATAGGTGGTTCTGTTTCTAACTTAGATAAAGATCCTAACTGTTGTGATACATTCTCTGCACCAACACCGTGTTTTCTTGTCTTGCAAACATTTACATTACAAAAAGAACTAATAGGTTGATCTTTACATTTGTATTGATAACCTTTTTTATTTAATTGTGCTACAACTGTGGCAACCTCTTTGTGATCTAGTGGTGGTTGCATATATTTTTGATTATACTCTTCTAATAACCTTTCCCAATTATCTGGATCAAATTTCTTTGTATACACACCAATATTAAATAATCCATTATTGCGTGTACCAGGAGGAAAACCTTGTCCACATAGAGCCTGCAAACAAGGTGGTCCATCTTTTATAATTTCTTCACTATTTTTCCCCCCAACATCATCTATGTTATCTACAACGTTTCTACTGTAAATCTCATAGAATTCTTCTAAAGACGCTGTTGTGCCATTTTCTTTTAATGCATAACGCACTGACTTATTACCATTATAATATGGTAAATTTAAAAAGTTACCTAAGTCACCTTTTTCTAATGATATACTAGATTGCTTAGGAAATATTTCTGACGTAGAATGACCTATTAATGCAGCTATCTGTGTTAATTTATTTCTTATTAATTTTGATGCAATTGTTTTTTTCATAAACAAAAATAAATGGGCACCACCACTTTTAGATTTGCAATATACCAAAGGTATATTTAATTTTTTTATTTTTTTGAATAGAGCACCATGGTCCAAAGGATAACTATCAATATCAATACATCCCCACTTAGTAGTATTATCAGCCCTAATAGGAATAATACCAAGAGACGGACCCTCTCCCTCCAAATGTTTTTGCCAAAGCTCATCTGTAACTTCCTGTCTAACTATATAAGATTTACCTTGCTGCTTACCGTCAGCACGTGAGCCATTCGGCTGGTGCTGACCATAAGCTACATCTAAACCTTCAAATATAAGTTTAAATTTCTCAACTTCCACGAACCCTCCAGTTCCTTTTTATTTATTAAAATGGTACTGATTCTTCGCTTGGTTTTTCTTCTGATATTAATTTGGGGGTTTCTGGCTTTGCGTCCACAGCGCCAGACGCTGCGGATTGTGCAAAAGCTTTGCTTTCACCATAGATGGAAGCATCAGTTACCTGGTTACCTTTCTCAATAGAGAACCCAAACCAACTACCTCTGTCGTTAGATTCACTCACAGTCGATAGATTGTAAGTAAATGCATACGTAGGAGGTGTAAACATACCCTGTGGACCCTTAATTTTTTGCGATAGCATTAAGCTGTTCCAACGTCTACTCTTCTTGAGTTGACTTGAAGACATGCTAATCACAGCATTTTGGTATCCGTCACCACTTAACATTAATACAAAATGATAAGCTGTTTGAACGATATGATTACCATTTGGCAATACTTGTTTACCGGTCATAGGGTCACGTTTAGTTTGTCCAATAATGCCACTGTCGGCACTATGTGAGTCAATAAACCCTCCACCTTGTTCTCTAGGTTTCCACTCTACGTATTTGAGGTGGTAGAAAACAGGAATGACTTCGAGTTTATCAAAGGATTCTTGTGTAACTGTATTAAACAGTTGTCCAGCTTTTGCAGACTCTAAATATTCTGCTTTTGATGGATTTACTTGAGGGCTGGACGTTTGCAAGATGCTAATGTAAGGAATAGCTGTATCCCTTGCAAAATTTATAGTGCCAAAACCACTCATGGCTTTTGAATCTTCTGCTAAAACAGCTAGATCCAAAGTATCTTTAGTTTTTACATTTTTAGTATTCATAATTTACCTTATTCAG